AATCTAAAGCCGATTGAACTTCAAGCTGCAATGGGATTAGTTCAATTGAAAAAATTGGACGACATTCATCGCCTTCGTCGCAGGAATTTTAAATTGTTGTTTGATGTCTATTCCAAATATGAAGAATATTTTCATCTGCCGAAAGCGCAAAAGAATAGTGATCCAAGTTGGTTTGCATTTCCATTGACTATTCGTGATGGCGCACCATTTACAAGAACTGAAATTGTAGATTACTTGGAAGATAATCTGATTCAAACAAGACCATATTTCGCTGGAAATATTTTGCTTCAGCCTGCATATTCAGGTATAATGAACCCTATTGACGCTAAAAATAATTTCCCTGTAGCTACAAAAGTAACAACAGATACGTTCTTTCACGGAACAAGTCCCGTAATCACTCCAGAGCAAATTGAATATATTGGGAAAGTGGTTGATGAGTTTATGGAGAATTATGATGCTTAGCAAACAAGAACTTATCGACTTTGAAGAAGAGATTGCTAATCTATTTAACTCTAAAATGATTAGAGCACCAATTCACCTTTATGATGGTACTGAAGATCAAATTTTCAATGTATTTAAAAGAATTAATGTAGAAAAAGATTGGGTGTGTTGCACTTGGCGTTCTCATTATCAAGCATTGCTTAAAGGTATTCCTAAGAATTATCTAAAAGAAAAAATCATACAAGGAAAAAGTATGGTTTTGAATTTACCAGAATACAAATTTATATGTTCTAGTATTGTCGGTGGTATACCATCTATTGCTGCAGGAATATCTTATGCTTCTAAACTGAAAAAATCGGATGAATTTGTTTGGTGTTGGGTTGGTGATATGAGCGCCGAAACTGGAGCTTGGAGTGAAGCATATCGATATTCTGTAGCTCATAATTTACCAATAAAATTTATTGTAGAAGACAATGGATTAAGTGTATTGACGCCGACTTCTGAAGTTTGGGGAAATAAGAAATGGTATATCCCATCCGATTGCGATTGGTTTGAAAATGATCATCTAATCTACTACAAATACAAAAACACCAAATATCCACACGCTGGAGCTGGAATCAGGGTTCAATTCTAATGACTAATGCAATGTATAAAACAAAATTAATCGAAGCGATGAATTGGTTGGGAAAGCGCGATGTTCTTTTCATTGGGCAGGCAGTTCGTTATGCTGGAACAGGATTATATGATAGTTTAATTGATGTTCCTGATTCAAAGAAAATTGAATTCCCAGTGGCAGAGAATTTTCAAGTTGGATTCTGCCATGGAATGGCAATCAACGGAATTACTCCAATATGTGTAATCCCAAGATGGAATTTTTTATTGTGCGCAACTGACCAAATAATAAATCATCTGGATAAAATGCCTTTAATGAGCGATTATAAATGCACACCTAAAGTGATAATCAGAGTCGCTGTTGGATCTGAAAATCCTGTTGATCCACAGGATCAACATAAAGGAAACTTTAGCGAGTCATTTAGATTAATGTGTAAGACAATAAAGATTGTTGAATGTTTAACACCAGATTCTATACTTCCAGCATATCAAGACGCATATTATAGAAACGGAAGCACAATTATTGTAGAACATCCCGATTATGGCAAGTGATGTATTGTTGCTCGGCGCAAATGGTTATGTTGGTAAATATCTCAATTCAGTTTTTGATTTCACCCCGATAACTCGAAAAGAATGCGATTTGTCTGATAGAGAATCAGTAGAGAGACTACTCAAAAAGCATAAACCAGATGTTGTTATAAATTGTGCGGCAAATCTAAATTTAGAGCTTCAACCTTTTAATCAAAATCACTTCATTGATAATCTGAAAATTTTTTTGAACTTATATTCATTGAAAGATAATTTTGGTAAGTTGATAAACTTTGGATCGGGTGCTGAATTTGATAGAAGTAAAAACATTGATAACGCATTAGAAAAAGATATAAGAACAATAAAACCAAAAGATCATTATGGTTTGAGTAAGAATATAATATCTAATATTTGCTTAGAAACTCCAAATTTTTATACTCTAAGATTGTTTGGTTGTATACATCAAAGCGAACCAATGCACAAATTGTTCAAAAAAATATTAACATCAAAAATTCCTGTTGATATTTATGACAGGTATTTCGATTATATTTGGTTAGAAGATCTCAAACCAATCGTACATCATTTCATCAACAATAACCCAATACTCAAAGACATAAACCTAGTCTATAAGCAAAAATTCTTACTAAGTGAATTGATTAACAAGTTCATTAAAACCCATAACATTAACGTTGATGAACCAATATATAAATTCGGTGGGTTGAATTATACTGGATCTTCATCATTAATCGATTCATTAAATTTACCATTATGTGGTATTGATGTTGCGATAGAGAGATATGAAATATGAAAAAGGTAGTTTATGTTACTGGTTGTCTTGGTTTCATTGGTTATCATGTAACAAGAGCCTGTCTAGATAAAGGTTGGTATGTTAGGGGAATAGATAAATGCACCTATGCCTCTAATGTTAATCTTCTATCTGAATTGTACAAATATGAAAACTTTGTATTTGATCAAATAGACATTAATGATATAGAACGTTTTTATGAATGCGATTACATTATCAATACTGCTGCGGAAACTCATGTTGACAACTCAATAGTTTCAAGTGATGAGTTTCTTCGAAGCAATATTAATGGCGTTCATCATATTTTAAATCTAATCAAGAAAAGCCATAAAATAACACCAACATTAATACATTTTTCGACAGATGAAGTTTATGGTGATATTGTTGATGGATCTCATTATGAAACAGATTTATTAAAACCAAGCAATCCATACAGCGCAACCAAAGCTGCATCAGATATGTTGATTCTTGCTTGGGCGAGGACACACAATGTCCCTTATGTTATTGTTAGACCAACAAATAATTATGGAATCGGTCAATATATTGAGAAGTTTATTCCAAGAGCAATTAAATTCTTGACTCTTGGTAAGAAAATACAGCTACATGAAAATGGAACTCCGAAAAGAACGTGGTTACATGCTAGTGATACTGCTGCGGCGATTATCAAAATAATTGAATCTAATGTTCAAAACGAAATATTCAACATTTCTGGAAACTATGAAGATAAGAACATTAATGTCGCAACAAAGATATTACATCTTATGGGAATAGAAAATTTTGACCAACATTTAGAACTAACGATTACAAGACCTGGACAAGATGTAAGATATAGTGTGAATGATGATAAACTGAAGAAATTAGGTTGGTCTGCTAAAGCAAATTTTGATGATGAACTCACAAAGATTGTTGAATATTACAAAAACAATTTTATTTGGTAATATGCCTTCTGAAAATTACATCATGAATCTTCTTGAGAGGGTGGTCGAAGCATCAGACCACCCGAAGCATCAATTGGCAGCTGCAGTTGTGTATAAGAATCGAATCATATCTCTTGGATACAATCGAATGAAGTCTCATCCATTTCAGGCTCGATTCGGAACGAACAGCGATAAGATCTATCTTCATGCTGAAACTGCAGCGATAAAGAATGCACTTCGGCACATTCGTATTTCTGAATTGAAGAAATGTTCCCTATACATCTATCGAAGAAGAAAGATCAATGGCAAGTATCAAAGAGCAATCGCAAAACCTTGTGAAGGATGCATGCGCGCGATCATAGAATTCGAATTCAAAAAAGTTACTTACACAACCAATACGAATACAACCGAATCAATTTATAAATAAATAACTGAACTAAAATCCTTCGTAATGCCAATGATACGAAGGAGTACACATGAAAGAATTACTAACAGAAGTCGGCATCAATGCTGGTCTTATCACTTCTGGTCTGTTTGGATCTCTACTAAACATCAAGAAAGACGCATCAAGAAGACTTAGCACAGTCCTATTGAGCATCGGTACAGGTGTCGGTTCTGCGAATTATCTAACTCCAATTGTTGTTGATATCATTAACATTGATAATCGCAATTTTGAATTTGGTGTTGCGTTCATATTGGGATATCTGGGTCTCACTGGTATTGAATTTGCCATCATGAAAGTTCTTCCCCAAGCAGCTCAAAAAGAAGAACCCAAACCAACAAGAAGAAGAACAACTACAAAGAAGAAACCAGCCAATAAATCTCCATCAGTGAGAAAAACAACAACAAGAAGAAAACCTCAGGAGTAATTCACCATGAACTTGGATCCTGTATTAATTTTAAATGGGGTAGCAAATTTCGTAATTTCTTTGTCCGCTACATTGTTTTTTCTGATGGTATTTGGTAATGAGGAAGGTATTGTTCAAAAATGGAAAGCGATTAATCATTGGTTATTGAAAGTTGGAATGATTACGTTGATATCGACAGCAGCATGGAACTCAGTCAATTCTTTCAGATCGGTAACTGAAATTGTTTATGTTCCTGTTCCTATTGGTGAAGTTGTAATGAATATTGCATTGGCATGTATCTTCGTTTGGGCATTCTGGTTTCATAAATTTCATTTCGCCAGAGTCATGGAAGAACAAAAAAGAAAAGCAACTACAGTAAGAAGAAAAAGAGTCGCGAAGAAACCTGTAGTCAAAAAATAGTTTACTTTCATTATTGGTGGCTATATAATGATTGCCCGACTTGGGTTGTTATAAAGGTAAAATGTATGCGAAAAATTATTTTTGGTATTGGTCTGATTGCTGCTGCAACGGCAGCCGAAGCTAGAGTTGAAATTGATGGCTCCAGCACTGTATATCCTATCATGGAAGCTGTTGCTGAAGAATTCATCAATAGCAGCGAATCTAATACGACAACGCAAGTAACTGTCGGTGTTTCTGGCACTGGTGGTGGATTCAAGCGATTCTGTCGTGGTGAAATTGATATCGCAAATGCTTCTCGCGAAATCAAGCAAGAAGAAATCGAAACTTGTGCCGAGAATGGCATTGAGTTTGAAACAATTCTGATTGGTTACGATGCACTTTCTGTCATCGTTAGCGAAGACAATACGTTCGTTGAGTCTCTGACTGTTGATGAACTCAAGCGGATGTGGGAAACTTCAGCGCAACAAAAGATTACTTCTTGGAAGCAGATTCGTGATACGTTTCCTGATGTTCCTCTGAAGCTGGCTGGTCCTGGCACCGATTCAGGAACGTTTGATTACTGGACTGAAGTGATCGTTGGTGAAGCGAAAGCGTCTCGTGCTGACTATCAAGCATCAGAAGATGACAATATCACAGTTCGATTCGTTTCACGAGATCAGTATGCACTTGGCTATCTTGGTCTTGCATATTATCATGAAAACGAAGGAGCAGTTCGAGCAGTTGGTATTGATGCAGGAAAGGGTGTTGTATATCCTTCAGTTGAAACTGCACGAGATGGCAGCTATTGGCCACTGACTCGTCCGCTTTACATGTATGTTGAAAAAACTGCACTTGCTGAAAATCCAGATGTAAAAGCATTTGTCGAATTCTTTAAGAAAGAAGGCAATGCACTGGTTGAAGAAGTCGGGTTTGTTGGTGTAGAATAATTTTACTTTTACATATGTTCGTAGTATAATGTACTTCTGATAAATAATGCGAGAGTGGCGGAAAACACAAAATGACTAAATAAGTTTGTATATACTAGGAGATATCAAATGATTTTAGTTGAAAAATGGATAAACGCCAGTCGAGAAGAAAGAACGATGCACTTAGATCTTAATTCTAAGTGCATCGAAAGAGGTGGGAATAGCACAGTACATAGAGGTGTTTTAGCAGAATATCTGAACACAAATTTCCCAAGTAAAGTAGACTTATGTCATGCTTGCGGAAATGGTGAATGTTCAAATCCAAAACATCTTTATTGGGGAACTAGGTATGAGAATATACAAGATGCTAAAAATCACGGGACTTGGAAAAGTCCATGGCAAAGAAGCGTTGAACTATATGGATATGAAAATGCGTGTAGAATGAATGCTCGAGGCGATAAATCTAAAGGTGGTCGTGCAGGTAAAGGTAAAAAATTATCTGATGAACATAAATCGAAAATTTCTAACACATTAAAACAGAGAAATGCGAGTGTGGTGAAATTGGCAAACACATCTGGTTTAAGCCCAGACGCTTCGGCTTGAGAGTTCGAATCTCTCCACTCGCACCAATGTCTAATAGGAGTTCTAAAATGAAAATTGCATCGATCGTATTGGCTGGTTCTCTTCTCATCGGTTCCTCTGTAGCAAAAGCAGAAGTTCTCTCTGATGTTCAAGAGGGAGTTCTTTACGGTGCTGGTGGAGTTATTCTTCTACAACATATTTTCAAAAGTAGACAAATGCAACAGACTGTGGGTGTGTATCCTAATGCAGGATATTATCCTCCCGCAGATCCTGTTCAACGAGCATACGACGAAGGTGTTCGGCAGCGGCAACAAGCTGAAATGCAAGAACGTGCTGCTCGTGCATATGATTGTGGTCGCTGGGGCACAAACTGCGAACAAAAGTGATCAGATTTTTTCATCATGAAAATTCTTGGTTCTATATTATTGTTTCTTTCTTCAGCAGCTTTTGCTGCTGAAGAAAAAGCATACTTCAGTTGGATTGTTCCTGAGTATTATCTTGATGGTATGGTATTGCCACCTGAACATCTTTGGGAATACACAATGTATTATGGAACACAATCAGGAGTTTATGAATACCAAACAACATTTCCCCCGAATGCATCGGATGGTATTGTTTATCTTCCGTTCTCTGGTGTTTGGTATTTCGCGATGACAGCATCAACAATCGATCCATTCACTTCCGAAATACTCACTTCATATTTGTCAAATGAAGTCGTTAGAAATTTAGTCGAGAATAGAATAAAAAAGCCTCAAATAAAAAAGTTGAGATTTGTTCGAAAAACTCGTATAAGATAGACATTTTTGTCTAACATCTGTAATATATAAGGGCGTTGGTTATGATTGACACACAGTTAGAACTGTTTCCTGATCTGGATAAAGAGCTTCGTATTCAGCAATTAGAAAAAAAAGTCAGAGAGCTAACAAGCGAAAACATACGATACGCTGGCGTGTTGTATGCATTCTCTTTTGGTGAATATGACGAACGTGTCAAAAAACGTGCAGAAGAAGCAATTAAAGATAGAAAACGCATAGGAGAACTACAATGGAAGCCGCAATAGCGCTATATGGTCTGGCAATTCTTGGTCTGGTACTTGTTACATCTGACTCTGATCTGCTGTCAAAACTAGTTGACAGACTGAAAAGAGTAAGCTAAACTTGGATATAAACAAGATTGCTAGGTATTCCCTCGGAATCCTAACATACAGCTTCTTTGCGATATTAGGCATTAAGATAGCATTTCAGGACTACGTCGGTGCGATTCTTGTTTTCTTGATTGGTACAGTGTTGGGTATGCTTCATCTCCATCTAGTTCGAATGGATGAAATTCATACCCAATGCGAAACCAACAGAAAATATATGGAACGAATTGATAATTTGACTTAACTTCTTGATGGAGATTATATAATGAAAAATGAACTTCGCCGCAATCATTCGGCTCTTGCGTTCGCTCGATCGTCGGTGATTAATGAAATTAATTTTATTCTGGATCACATTGTATTTACAAAAGAATGCCTGAAGCAATTTCCATTCGGATCAAAAGAAAAGACTGAACTGTTTCGCGAACTCGACAAACTCAATTACCGTCGAGTGAAATTGGAAAATGCAGTTCGATACATCCGCGAAGAAATTCGCGCGAATAATCAAGAATTCAATCTGCAATGAACATCTTTTATCTCAACGAGTCGCCGACTAAGTGCGCTCAGGAACATTGCGATCGTCATGTTGTCAAAATGATTCTCGAGTATGCGCAGTTGCTTTCAACTGCGCATCGTATTCTTGATGGTTCTCAGTATACTGCAAAAACTGCAGCGAACAGAAACATTAAGCGTTGGGAACTGAGTGATTCTTTTCTTGAGAATACGCTTTACAAAGCATCTCACGTAAATCATCCTTCAGGTATCTGGACCAGAGCCAATAACGAGAACTACACTTGGTTGGCGAATCTTCTGTGTTCTCTTTGCGAAGAATATACTCATCGATATGGTAAACACCATAAAGTTGAAGAGACTGGTCTTTGTTATGTGCTACTGAAGAATCTGCCGAAAAACATTGCGATCGGTAAATTCACCGCACCACCTCCAGCAATGCCAGACAAATACAAAATCCCAAACGATTCAATTCGTTCCTATCATGCATACTATATAAATGATAAGAGTCGATTTGCCAAATGGAAAAATCGAACAATTCCAATGTGGTATAGTGAAGGATTGAATCATGCCAACGTATCAGTTTCTTAATACAGAGACGGATGAAGTCTTTGAAGACTTCATGTCAATTTCAAAGAAAGAAGAATTCATTAAAGAGAATCCTCATATCATTCAAGTTTTTGATTCGCTAAATATTGTTTCAGGGGTTGGTCACCTATACAGTAAAACGGATAATTCTTGGAAGGAGGTGTTGTCAAAAGTTTCCGATCATCATCCAGGTTCTGAACTTGCGAAAGAGTATCGGAAGAAGACTATAAAGGAGGTCAAGACGGACCAGGTCTTGAAAAAACACAACTTGCTATAGGACTTTTATTACAAGAAGAAAAGTAGTCGCTCTGTCAGAAGATACACCTGATCAAAAGAGGGTGGTAAGATTTAAACTTGACAATCTAAGGAACATAG